TAAAAAGATTCTGTAAATACTGCGAGGGGCTTATACCAGACAATACGGTGTCTATCCGTGAGTATATGAAGAGAAAGTTTTGTAAAATAGAACATTGCTTACTATGGAGAAAATCGGATTCCCAAAACCAACAAAAAAAGTAAGGCTGAACAAAACCTGTACAAAGTGCGATAGAAGACGCCTCATCAAGTTTTTTGAGAGGACTACCTCACATATCTGTAATGATTGTAAACGTACATACAAGCGTATTAAAAGGCAATCAAGCAAAAGAGTTGTATCGAATAAAAAGACAGCCACTTTGCGAGAGGAGATTGTTAGAAGAGACAATAGCACCTGTCAATGGTGTGGTAAAAGGCTGGAAGGAAGAAACTGTCACATGTCGCACGTTTACGGTAAAGGCGCACACCCAGCGCTCAAGCACGACCCTCTCAACGTGAAGATTCTTTGCTACCATTGCCACATGCAGAAATGGCATAAAGACCCGATAGTTGCAAGAGACTGGTTCAAGAACAAGTTTCCTGAGAGATACGAATACCTGAGGGAGAAAGTTAAGGATTAATACAAAAATACAAAGGAATTATGAAAGACACACTTGCATCCCTACTCATCGCGCTCGGTCTGTTGACTCTCATCAGTCCAGCCCCACACCCTGCCCACCAGGCCAAGGCTCAATCGTTGGTTGATCGCTCCCAGCCCCTGTCTGGTCCGGGCGTATTTTTCCGTGTCAATGAGTACAGGGTGGACAATGACCTCTCCACGTTGGAGACATCGGAGCATACGTGCTACGTTGCACAATTGAGAAGTGAGGAGATAGCGACAGACTGGTCGCATGATGGCTTCTGGAAATACACAAAAGGTAAGAGCTCGATGGGCGAGAACTTAGCTAAAGGCTTTGTAGCTGACCAGGACCTATTAGAGGGCTGGATCAACTCTCCAGTGCACAAGGCTATCCTGGATAATAAGACATACGATCACGGATGTGTCCGGTGTACAGACGGCTTCTGCGCCCTTAGTACTGAGGATGTCTTTTAGAGCTGGTATGTTATACTAACGCCATAATGGAACAATTTATTCCACAGATCGTCACCGTGTTGTCATCAGTAGTTTTTTTCTTCCTCGGATCACACTCCACCTCCTACGACAGACTTGCCAAGCGCATCTTGCTGATAAGAAAGCTTAGGGCCCCGGCCAAGAAGGGTATGGTTATTGACTACCCCACGCCTGAGGAGCTTGAGTATCGTGGTAGCGAACAGGAGCAAATAGACAAAAAACAGACAGAATTACTTAAGAACGCCGGGCTATGAGCCTCAAGTCGTTTGACTGTATACTGTGTGGCAAGGAGCACACTAACGCCGCCGGCTGGAAGTTTAGACAGTGGACGCTGGAGAGTGGTGATGAGTGGGGCTGGGGATGTTTATCTGATGGTAGCTTTAGGTACCCGGAGTTCGTTCCCGGTAGCGTTAAGGAGGACAGGAAAAAGTACTCGGCTGATATGGTCCAGAGCCACAGGGGCGGGGAGCTAAGTCGGGAGTTTGTGGAGCTGTATCCGAATAGGATCGAGGGCATGATTAAAGAGGGGCACATCACACCACAGCAGGTCCGGGAGAGCAAAAACGTATGGAGGGGTGATCTGCATAAAAGTTGGACGGCAAACAGAAAAATGGATGCCTCCGCATTAGCCGATAAGTATGAGCGCAAGTAAATCAAGACAAGTCAGGAAGCAAATTAATAATTTAATCAAACAAAAGACTATGGACAATAAAGTCAACATGAGCCTTCAACAGCTAGAGACGTACGTGCAGTTATCAGTATTTCTTACAGGATCAAAGCCTATCACCATTGAGCTTAATCCTACATATTACAACTTCTACGTCCAGGAGGTCCAGCGACAGGCTGAAGCAATGGGGTTAAAGCCGGGATTTAATGAGGACAAGCCTACGTTCTTAGGGATTGAGCTTACTAAGAAGATCGAGATAGTAGTTGCCAATACTAGTGGCACAGTAACAAAATGAATTGGGCTAATATAAGCAAGGAGCATAAAAGAGAACGAGAAGACTGGCGAGAATTATGTGCTACCTGCCACAAGTTGTATGATAATCATAGATAAATATTGCGACGTGATACGCAAGAGGTATGAAAACTTTACAGACAAATAACAGACTATGCCAAAAGTAAAAACATCATATAAACCAGGACAGTCAGGAAATCCTAAGGGCAGACCAAGGAAGGGCTACTCCATTACTGAATGGTTCAAGGATATGCTAGGCAGTAAGCCTGAGGTTAGGGATGCAATCGGTAAAAGCATATTGAAGAAAGCACTCGAAGGCGACCCGGCCGCCCAGAGAATGGTATGGTCATACATGGACGGTATGCCCACGCAGAAGTTCGGCGGGGATGATGACTCTCCTATTAGAATTGACTTAACGGTGGCATTAACAAAAGCGTATGGACAAAAATCAACTCAAGATGCTGGAGAGGTGTCTACAGACGGCCAGTGATGCCGGCTCTCCTATTGATCAGGCTCAGCGCTTTATAGACTCGCTTTATATTCCCTTACCGTGGCAATGGGAGTTTCATGCTATGGCACGTGAGGCGGACAAGCTCGACGGTCCAGTCGACATAGGGGTGGGTGGTGCTCGCGGTCCGGGTAAGTCACATGCAGTGTTGTCGCAGGTGGCTCTGGATGATTGTCAGCGTGTTGATAGGCTCAAGTGTCTATTTCTCCGGCAGACTGGTGTTGCTGCGAAGGAATCATTTGATGATCTTATTGAAAAGGTAGTGATAGGGCATGTACCCTATGAGCGGGTGAATAACACCTTGAAGGTAGGAAATGGCTCACGAATAATACTCGGCGGATTTAAGAATGCAAATGACATCGACAAATACATAGGTATTGAGTACGACGTCATCATTGTTGAGGAGCTCAATCAGCTCACTGAGGAGAAATATACAAAACTTCGTGGGTCACTTCGTACCAGCAAGGCCGGCTGGAGACCTCGCGTGTACACCTCGTTTAATCCAGGGGGCATCGGCCATGCCTTTGTGAAGGAGCGGTATATCACTCCGCACCGGGAGGGCACTGAGAAGGAGACACGGTTTGTCGGCTCTACTTACAAGTCCAATCCACATTCTAATAAGGAGTATGTTGAGTACCTGGAGAGCCTTACGGGTGACCTGGGTAAGGCGTGGCGCGAGGGTGAGTGGGATCTATTTGCAGGCCAGGTATTTGGAGAGCTCTCACATATCCATCGGCTCAAGCCTATGGTTCCCTCTGTTACGTTTGATCACTATCTATCGTTTGACTGGGGATATTCTGAGAAGAGTCTTTTTGCATCTTATTTATCTGTTGTCATTAAGATGAAGACTGAGGACGGGAGGAACTTTCAGAGGATCATAACGTACCGGGAATGGGCTGGCAATCTCAAGTCACCACATAAATGGGCGGAGGAGATTTACAAAGGTTGTGCTTTGCTGGGCGTAAAGCCTATCAAGGGCGTTGCCGACTCATCCATGTTCGATCGTCAGTCTGGTGGTGGTAAGCCTATTGCTAAGCTGATGAGGGAGAAGTGGAAGGAGTTGCATGGCGGGCCGTGGTGTCCGATGGTTCCTGGTACTAAAAACAGGATAGGACGTGTGGCGACAGTTCATAACTGGCTGTCCATAGGGCCCGATGGCTTGCCTTACCTGATGATAACTGAGACGTGTCGCTATTTACTCTCCTCGCTTCCCTTGCTTATTCACGATGAGCTCAGGGTTGATGACGTGGATTGTTTTGTAGCAGGTACTATGATAATGACTTCTCAAGGAGAGCGACCAGTGGAAACCATAAGAAACGGTGATTTCGTAAATACTCCGCTTGGGTATAGAAAAGTGTATATAACTAGCGAACCTAAGAAGGCTCCAGTTACTAAGGTAGAACTATCAAATGGAAGGAATCTTATTGGGACTTCTTATCATAAAGTATTTGCTGAAGGGAAGGGCTTGATTGAGCTGCAGAATCTATCTATGTTTGATATACTAAAGGAATGGAACACAACGAAATTAAGCTGGTGGTTTATAAAGGCATCGCATATCGAAGATACCCTACAAGAAGGTATTACGAAACAAATGGAACTTATGCTTCAAAGGGGTACCCAAATCTTCATCGTCAAGTGTGGATTGATAATCATGGGCTCATTCCTCCTAATTTCCATGTTCACCATCTTGACCATAATACGGATAACAATAGTATTGGCAACCTTGCCCTCATTGATAAGCACGAACACGCTAAACTTCACTACTACGAGAGAACAGACCTACAAGAGAAACTTTCAAGTTGGAGAAAGTCAGATGGGGGAAAAAAGACGTTACATGATAATGCTATTAAAATGCATCAAAGAAGTCCTATTAGGAAATTGGCGTGTTGCAATTGTGGCAAATCTTTTACAACAAAAAGTCAGGTACAAAAAAGCTGTTCAAAGAAATGTAGGGAACAATGGTTTAATAAAACGCATACAAAAATATGTGAGATATGCAAAAACCTATTCGTCTTCAAAAACAAGAAATACGCACAAACCTGTTCATATCACTGCGGTTGGGAGTTACGGAGAAAAAAAAGTATATAGTTTTACCGTTGAGAAATCACACTTGTATTATGCTAACGGAGTCCTTGTAACAAATACGGACTCGGACGATCATGGCTATGATTCAATCTCTTACTTCCTGTATGAGGTTCCTTTCATCTCGATAAATAAGGGGCCTATTGACTACAAACAGGGCGCCTCTCCTAAGCGTGTCGAGTGGACTAAGGACGGCAAACAACAGATCGCTCTTGACGTGAGGGAGTTTGAGAATATGTATGAGTAGGTGTGATATACTAGCGATATGCCGGACTCGATAGCCAGAAAACTCCGCAAGAAAGGCATTAACCCCAACGTTATCTACTTGCATCTTCGCTATACTAAGGAGGAGATCCAGTATCATTGTATCGTCTGTTGTAAGGGAACGTTTCGACAGCAGGGGCGAGTTGTTTCCTTGCTTATGGTCGACCAGCCTGATTTGGGCGGTATACTAACGGTCCCGGTAAGCATACAGTGCGACAGATGTGGGATTATATACCGTATATCCACGATAAATATGTGATACAATTACGGCAACAAAGGGATGTTTTACTCCGCCTCGCAAGGGCGGTTTTTTATATACAGCTATGGAAGACAATAATACAAACAACGAAATACTCGGAGATCAAATCATAGAAGAGTTTGACCCGCTTAAGCTGGACCTGGAGGACCATGAGTTTGTACAGGTAATCAACGACTCCATTTCCGCCTCGAAACGCTACTACAAAAAGAAGGAATTATACACACGTCAGGAGAAAATGCTCAGCTATTACATGGGTAATCAGCTTGAGACTGAGGGCGAGCGGGCTCTGGCTAAGCACCAGCCACGGTATATTGAGAACGTCATCTATGAGGGCATCCGACGCATTAAGCCTATCGCTACATCACGCCTTCCCGATCTTACCATTAAACACGGCCAATCTCCTGAGGTTGAGGAGTTGATGACTAATCTCATCAATACTGACATATCTAAGCGCGAGAATAGAAAGGTTCTGGGGCTTGCACACATTCAGGAGCAGATCTTCTTATACTCAGTTATAAAGGCTCGATGGGATGCTGAGGCTGGCGATGATGGTGATTATGTTTTTAGCAACATTTACCCTACGAACATAGTCTGGGATCATAGGTGCAAAACGTCTAATGCTGATGACATGCGCTTTATCGCTGAGGAGGCTGATATGACCGTCAAGGAGGTTACTATGATGTTCCCCAAAAGCCGGGAGGACTTGATGCTGGAGCTGGGCTTTGATATCGAGGATGAAATAAATGAGAAAAAACTAGCCTCTGAGATCGCTATTCAGGAGGTTTGGTTTCATTGGTGGAAGGAGAGCCGGGACGATGTATCCGGCGATATTAAGTGGGAGAAGGTTCACGCTGTCGTGTGGAAGTATAAGACGCTGATACTCGGCAAGATGCGCAATCCTTACTACGATTATGAGGGCAAGACAAATCTATTTACTAAGGAGATGAAGGAGAAGCAGGCTCCGACTGATATGGAGCTATACCGGGCCTTTATGGGCGAGTCTGAGATCCAGTCTGAGACGGTATTCCACAACTACTTTAAGCAACCACGCAAGCCATTCTTCTTTATGGTATATGAGTCGCTCGGCCAGGACCCTATCGACGCCACTAATCGTGTTGAGCAGGTGCTGTACTTCCAGGACCATATCAATGACGAGGGCCGACAGATCATCGAGATGAACGAACGCTCTGCTGGAAAGCCTGTCTTTAGCACCGACGCACTTGACGCTAAGCAGATTGAGAAACTTGACTGGCGTAATATGAAGCAGGCCATTGGTGTTACCGGTGAGGATGTCCGGAAGCTGTTCTCAGTCGCTCAGATGCCCGCGGCGCCACAACAGCTCTACACTTCTAAGGAAAGCAATCGATCTATCGCTTTTGAAATGCTGGGGGTTAATGCTACGACACGAGGTGTTCGTGCAGGCGACCAGACGCTGGGTGAGGCTCAGATGTTCAGGGAGCAGGATTTCGGGTTCATTGACGATCTTGTTGAGGAGACTATTAACGACGCGGCTGAATGGATGGCTCAGTGGTCTATGCAGTTTATCAAGGTGTTCTACACGGTCGACCACTACAAGGAGATTGTCGGCAAGGACGGGGATAGCTTGTATGAGGCTGTTAATCAGGACCTGGTTGATGACGGTATGGTCGCATCAGTGTCAGCCTCTGCTGTGGATAAGATGATGCGCAAGCAGATGGCCGTACAGAATGCTCAGGCTGGTATGTCTGACCTACTTTCTTACTACGAGGATATCGGAGCACCTGATCCTAAGGAGCGAGCGCGCCGGGCGTTTATGATGAAGGCGGCTCCGCAGATGTATTATCAGACCTACTTGAAAGACGACAACGTGCCGGGAATGCCAGTTGAAGGCCAGCCTCAGGGGCAACAGGACCCCAATGCACAGCCACCGGTTGACCCTAATATGCAGTCTATGGACCCCAATGCACAGCCGTTGCCAGTTGAGCAGATGCAATGATACCTCAGGGTGTGATTGACGCGGTAAGGGCTTTCCGGGATAAAGGCAAGGGCGTATATACTGATCAGTACAATAAAAACGCACAAAGCTTCGATCCTATAAACAGGTTTGTCATAGCTCCTATCATGAAGGCGGGGTATGACCCTTCCACGAACAAGATGTTCCCTTACTCACCCCTTCGCGCTGAAAACAGCGACCTTAACGATCCCAACGCTATGATGAACGTGGCCGGCATGGTCGGGGCGGTTAATGCTACAAGGAGCGTAATGGGTGCAGTTAAGGCCACGCAAGCCGTCGCAGGTGGTGTGGACGATGTGGCGCGCCTAGGTAGTGGGGTGGCTAAGGCTACACCTAAGACAGCACCACTTAATGCAGAAGCTCCATATAGAAGCCCACACCAGATAATTGGAGATGTTAGGTCAGCAAGTGACCTTAATAATATAGACGAGATTGTACAACAGCACAAAGTGACTAACGGTTATATTACGAAGTTTGACCAAAAAGACTTATATAAGTTAAAGAAGATGCAGGGCAATCCTGGCATGGAGGTTAAGATATACCGAGCTTCTCCTGTCAATGAGTTAAACAAAGGAGACTGGATAACCACAAGCAAGACATACGCACAAGACATTAAAAAACAAAATGGCGGCAAGGTCTACGAATATACAGCAAAAGCCTCTGATCTAAAATACCCAAATGATATATCAGAATTACCGTCATTAGCAAGGTTTTCAGCTTTCAAATATGAGCCAAGCCTCAACAAAGCACAGCCACCTAAGACAGCACCACTTAATAAGCCTATGAAAAGATAATATCGTTGTGATATAATACCCACATATGGCAGGTGAACCAATTTACGAAGTAAAAGTTAGAGACGATGCACCAGTTACCCCAGCTCAATCGGGAATGTCCGATGAGCAAATATCTTCATTAGTAGACTCAAAAGCACGCGAACAGGCAGAGGAAATTGCTACGTCTAAGGTCGAGAGACTTAAGGAGGAGCTTGCATCTTCTATTACAGGGAAACAACACTCACGCTACGGCGATGGTGGTCCTGAGTCATGGGATAAGCTCCACGATGATGTCGCCAATGATGCTACCGAGCGCGCTGTAAAGGCTGCGGAGGATCGGATAGACAAGAGGTTCGCCGACAAGGAGAAGGCTAGTGATGATGAGCGCAAGCAGTCACAGGCACAAATTGAAGCTTCACAGAAGGCTGAGTATGCTCGCATGAGCGAGGAATGGACCGAGGCTGTTGCCGACGGTATCCTTCCTGATATAGCCTCTGGTGTGAAGTCAAAGCTTAAGTCCGGGGTTACGTACGAGGACCTGACGGATGATGAAAAAAGAGATCCGGGGCTCAGGGCATATAATGACACAAGAATGTTACACGCTAAGCTACGAAGCGAGGGGAAGTCTAAGAGCTTTTATAGGACTGCGTCGCAGTTTTATGGTAAAAGGCCAGCTGGAGCATCTGCGCCTGTTATGGGCGGGGCTGTATCATCTCCGGGTGGAGGCGATGATGGTGATTATGACTACGCCGAGATAGAGAGCAATAGGAAGACAAAGTTTGGATTCTAGTATTGTCTGTTGACAAGTATTATTTATGATATAATACTTCTAATTAAGGACACGAATACTCCGCAATGGCCACGCCGGCATGCGGTTTTTTTTTGTCCTGGGATACATTTGACCCACTATCAAACGTGGGTTTTTTTATAAATTTCTATACATGAAATATGGCAGCAGAAGGAATAACATATGGTAATAGAGTAGGTCATTTCAGCTATGACAAAGAGCTTGCTACGGTCGTTGATGCAGTATTGAACTCAACAACAGTCGCTTCTCATCTATTGCATAATGCAAAAAACTTCAACCGTGCTACTTTGCTCAAGACGGTTAAAGTAACAGAAAGGACTCAGTTCCAAGAAGTATCAGGGCTTGAGCCGCTCAATTCCTCAGCAGAGGACGTTACAATTCAATTGCAGTTCAATCGTGGACTCGCATCTATGCCAACGGTCAAGATCTTGTCAGAGTCTTTTGCTCGACAATATGACTCATCTGTTGACTACGATGATTTCGAGTATGACGATATCTTGAACGAAACATTGAGGGGTCTTAATGATCTCATTTTTGCAGGTGGAAATAACATCGTAGGCATGGATCAAATCGCCGATGATGGTACAAACTTTGCAACCATTGGTGGTGTAAACAGAAACACTTACACTTCACAAAAAGGGACCACGACCGACTTTGCGGCTACTGGCTCGCTATCAAAACTAGCAACCATGTTCGCAGCAATTTCCGATACAGGTCCTATGGAATCACCTACAAACATCTTCACGACCTTTGGAGTGTTTGATTTGGTTGAATCCCTTTACATGCCAACTGTACGACATGAGTACAAGACGCTTCCAGTGGGAGGTAAGTACGCAGTTGCACGACAGGCTGATGGAATGAGTCAAGGATTTTCAACTCTCGATTGGAGGGGTATTCCTATTGCTCGTGACAAGTCAATTGTTGCAGGTGAGGGATACATGTCTAACTTGAACTACATCGATTGGTATGGTGATACGCAAGTTCCTAAGGCATTCTCAAAGTTCTTGAGAAAGGTTAGCTTAGGCAAGGCACGAGTTATTGAAGGTCAGTCAGCAATGCGACCATCAGACTTTAATGGCTTCTTCTATCAAGAAGAGCAGATGATGCCTAACCAAGGCGGAACAATCGGACGATTCTGGATTTCAGGCCAGCTCGCTTGTTTCCAACCACGCCGACAGGCAAAGTTCACGGGCTTCACAGGAGTCTAATTAAAAATTAACTAAAATATATATGGCAGACATAACAGGAACACCAATGATCTCAGATACAGATCTCTATACATCAAGTGCTATCGCTTCAAGCGTGTACTCGGTAGGAGATTGTGTAGCCGGGACTAAGGGAAGAAAATACAGGTATGTTCTCACCGGCGACACCGCCCTCGTAAAGGGAAACCTTTTACAGGAGGCTGCGATCGATACCACATACACAAATATGGCTATCGGCACAGCAGGTGTGGCGGGTGACAACTATCTGCAGGTTACAAACGGTACAGCAACGATTACCTCAGCACAATTTGCTGGTGGAACAGTCGGAGTCTACACCGCAGGAACTATCGCTGTGGGGGATGAGTATGTTATCACAAAGGTAACAGGCACCCTTACAACTGGCGGAGCTCTTAAGGTATGGCTTGACCGACCACTACGATCGGCCGTGACAACCTCAGCTAAGGTTAACATGAGGCGCTCAATGTGGAGTGGTGTTATCCAATTCCCAACAACTCAGACAGGAGTACCGGTTGGGGTCGCAATTTTTGAGATCCCATTAGGGGAATATGGATGGGTTCTAACTCATGGAGAGTGTACCGTGCTTTCAGACGGATCTACCTTCGCAGTTGGATCATCGATATCATCTGGATCAAGCACAGCAGGAGCTGTAAGTGTTGGATCGGTTGCAACGACAGATTGCTTTATCGGATACGCACGACAAGTATCCGCAGCGGCAAAGGGGATTGCAGCGTTCATCAAGATTGACTAAGATACAAATCCTGCGGGGTGTAAAAGCTCCGCAGGTAATTTAATAGTTAGTTTCGCCTTTAACCGGACTTGATCCGAGAGGGAGAAATATAAATAAACTAATATGGCAGTATTAATAGAAGACCACCTTCCGGTGGTTAAATATAACGGACTAAGCACAAACAAGGCAATGGTTCTGGGATCTACCCTTGCAGTAACGGGAGCATCGACCTTTACGGGAGCCTCGACCTTTACGGGGGCAGCCGCCTTTACAGCTGGATCATCTGGTGCAGGCGCACTTAGAACAATAACCGACAGCGCATTGGTTGGAGCAACAGTTGCTCTTACCGCAGCACAAAACGGTCAGACATTTAACAACAGATCATCGAGCGGAAGTCCTTCGTGGACACTACCAACCGCATCAAACGGTTTATGGTACTCATTCACCGTTTCTGACGTTACAACAGGCTTCACCATTACGGGTGGAACGATGAAGTATAAGACCACGGCGACAGGCACAACGCTTTCGACAACGACACTTACCAATACACAGGCCACAGCAGTTGTAAACGACCACATTGTATTTGTTTGTGACGGCACTGTATGGCGATGTGTTTCTCAATCGGGTATATTCGCATAATAGTTTAATAAATAATTAAATATGGCAGTTACAACAACACCACTATCAACATCAGTTGGGGCTAATATCGTTACTGATCTAGCATCCAATGCTACATCGGAGAGCGATGTTCGCGCGGGCGCTACAACCGTTTTCATCGTTGACGTGGACAACACGGCTAATGTGGACGTTACCTATGTAAAGCTGTATGACTCAGCGGGCCCCACTATCGGCACGACAGCACCCGATGTTGTTCTGCGGGTAACTGGATCGGCTCGCAAGTCGTTTGTTCTTGATATGTCAGGGGTTGCATTCACCACGGGATTATCATTTGCCTCAGTCACAGCAGGAGGGACAGCAGGGACCTCGAACCCATCATCCAGCGTGATCGTACGTATCCTAACCTCATAACATGGCAATTACAGCAAGCTTCCCAAGAGATGGCAACCACGTTCCAGTAACAAATCTGGGCTTAATTACTAAAAAGGCACATACATTTTCTAACGTAGCAGGGTCGGGCGCTGTAGGCACCGTGGCCCTCTTTACTGTAACCGGCATGGTGCAGGTATCGGTTGTCGGGATTTGTGGCACTGATTTAGTCGGAGCAGCAACTTTGGAAGTAGGAGTGACAGGATCTACTGCGTTATGTCTTGCACAAATCATTGATGCGACAACGCTTGACGCTGGCGAGCTATACGCCGATCCCACAGCTGCAACATTTAAGGTCATATCAGCCACGGTTCCTCCTAAGGCTATCATCACAACTGATATATTTGCAACCGTAGCCTCGACCAATATCACGGCGGGACAGGTTGACTTTTACTGTATATGGAACCCGATCTCTTCGAATGGGAGTGTCGATGCTGCATAGTGTTTCGCTCACCGCAGGCACTATGTTATAATCGTCCTTATTAAGGATATTTTATTCCACTCGCAGGAGTGGTTTTTTTGTATATATGGCAAATACAACTCGCGACGGTAACTTTGTGCCGGGAGGCTCAATTGGCATCCTCGAGCAACTCAACTTAATAAACGCAGACCCTCTTACTACCGCCATTGTTGACGGAAACGGGGATCAAATAACTTCATTTGGAGGTGGTCTTCAATACGCAGACGGCGCTGCAAGAGGAACTGCTACAGGTACGGTAGCAATGGGAGATGATGGGGCTAACATTCAATCAATAAAAGTTGATGCAGCAGGTGAATTACAAGTAGACGTCTTAACATTACCAGCAGTCACCGGAACCGTAACTGCCAATATAGGAACAATCGCAACTCTAGCAACAGCGGCTAAGCAACTAGCAGATGGTCACAATGTAGTAGTAACCTCAGCCCCGACAACAGCGGTAACAGGGACTTTCTTTCAAGCTACTCAACCAGTTACAGGAACGATAACGGCAGTAACAGCACTTACCAACGCCCTACCTGCTGGAACAAACGCCATCGGTAAACTCGCAGCCAACTCGGGTGTAGACATAGGCGATGTTGATATTCTCTCAATCGCAGCGGGTACTAACTTAATTGGTGGAACTTTCCCAACACCATCAGGGGCTTCAGCACAGGCTCTATCAAATGACACCTCAACAGCTTATGAGGCGTCCTCAGTTTCAAAAGCCTCAGCAGGTACGGTGTACGGACTGACGGGATATAACTCTCGTACGTCAGCTCAGTTCTTTCAGCTATTCAACTCAACAACCGTCCCAGCAGATACGGGGGTACCAGTTATCACATTCACAGTTGCAGCTTCATCAAATTTCTCAGTAGACTTTGGAGTGTACGGTAGATACTTCTCAACAGGCATAGCGTGGAGTAATTCCAGTACAGGAGCTACTAAGACAATAGGGAGTGCAGATATGTTCGTTGATGTTAATTATAAATAAATATGAGTGATTTAACTATTTCACCAGAAGGAGATATGGTTCTTGCTGGTGTTCAAACCGTAACAGGTGCTAAGACTTTTGGAGGGGCTGGTGCTGTAGGTAGGTTAAAAGTAGCTGGAACAACATCTGGCTCTACAATTTTAGACGCTACAGCTGTCGCAGGCTCAGGTACGGTAACTATGCCTACAACGGGTACTCTTGCAACTTTGGCAGGGACGGAAACATTATCCGCAAAAACTCTCACCTCCCCTTTATTTCAAGGAATTGTTGATGGGTGGATTACCTCTAGTGATACATGGGTATACGCAACAGCCTCAACATTTACCATAGCAGGTGTAGATTTAACGACCACGTTTACAAAAGGAACACGACTTAAATTTACTCAAACAACAGTCAAGTATGCAGTAGTTGTAGCAAGCTCATTCTCAACAAACACCACGGTTACCATTGCAGTCAATACCGACTTCACGATTGCAAATGCAGCTATATCAGCTAATTCCTACAGCTATGACGCCAGTCCACAGGGCTATCCAACAACATTCGCCTATACCACGACATATACTGGTTTTAGTGCTGATCCAACAGGCACGGTAACGAGATTTTCACTCATTGGTAACATATGCACCGCTTGGGGTTCAGATACAGGAAATGGGACAAGCAACACCACTGCTAAGACCTTTACAGCTCCTATAGTATCTGCTGCCTCACGTCCTGCAGCAGTAGTTGGGTGGATGATAAACAACAACGTCCAAACACATGGTATAGCTACCATAGCCTCTGCCTCTACGACCGTAAACTGTTACATAGGTCCTGCATCGGGAACTGCATGGACAGCATCAGGTAACTGTAGGCTATTTGCCAGTGGAGTAACACTCACATACGAGATTTAGATAATTAGGAAATATGCGAATACTCAAACTTATACTCGTAATTCCCATACTGCTCATCATCTGTCCGTTTATGGCGTGGGCGATGCGGAGGTGTGAGCGATTATAAAAATGGTATAATTTGTTATGGATGTCCGACTCTTACAGGAACAACAGGAAAACATGAACGATATGGTCGGTATCGTCAATCCATCTTCTCGCGACTTCACATGCAAACACGACTCTAATGCGGACGCCAATCCTATCAGCTATACGATCAAATCGCGCGAAGGGTTGATGTTTAAGCGCTATATAGCCGATCATATCAGTCTCAAGCTTTGTGATTACATACTCTCAGACCATAAGGGCGTACTTACTCAGGAGCAGGTTGACTTGACGTTAAAGTCCATACGATTATATGAATGAACAGGATTACATAGACAAGACAATGGCATTTGTTACCTATCTGGAGGGGCTTATCGAGGATGTTGAGGTCCGGGAGGCACAGCTGGTTCGTAATGGGGAGAAGGTGGCCGGGGACGTCGCCGGGACTAAGGATGTGCTTAATAAAATGCACAAAGAGCTTGCTCTTATGCGTGTGGAAAGGGATGAGGCTGTACAGAGGGTCAACGTGGCTGATAAACTCGCCCAGCAGGCGCGTGGTGAGCTTGACAGGGTACAGAGGATCTGGACTGAGCTTGATGTCCGGGAGCGTGAGCTTGACGAGACTGAGGCTCGGATCAAGAAGGACCTGAGGTTTAAGGATACCAGCTCACAGGCACAGGGGAAGGCTCAGGAGGGTCTGGATAGGCTAAATGACGCGCTTGAGCTAAAGGACGCCTTCATAAAAAAACAACAACAGCTACTCTATGACAAGCAGAAATCCCTGGAGGACCGGGAGGGTAAAATAATGAAGGACGAGCAAAGACTCCGGCTGTATAGGGATAGAAAGTGATATAATGCAGATATGAACCCTCGCACTATCTTCTCTAAGTACGCTCAGGACACCAGAGACTTCCTTGCTGATATCAAATCATCAAATAACGACGCACAGGCTTTGTCGCGTGGGGTTATGAATGACCGGGAGCAGATCATTAATGACCGGGCTGACTTGATTAAGAAACAGAACGCTTTGCTTAATCAGGCCAATAGCATGATCTCTGACAGGAGAGATCTGGACGCTAAACATACAGAGGCGCTTAAGCTCCGGGATGAGGCTCTTGGTTTAACCCAAAAGGCCACCGAGCAGAACGATCTTGTCGAGTTGAGGCTTTCGGACGTAAAGCGCCGGGAGGGTGATCTGGTCGGGTATGATGACAAGATGGCTGAGCTTGCTGAGATTGAGAAGGTTCGCATGGAGCTTGATGTAGAGAAGAAAATGGTTAGACGCGAGCAGGATCTTCTTCACGAGAAACAGAGGACGCTTGAGGTCCGGGAGGGTAAGATAGCGGACGGTGAGGCTAGACTAAAAAGGTTGCATGCTGACATTTAATAATGTGATATAATACCGATATGGACAGAAAAACTACTCCGAAGAAGGCTGAGACCGTAAAATTGGTTGAGCCCACTACCAAGCCGGACGCTAATGATCTTCTCAACACTTTCCTTAATGATAACGACATAACGCTCAAGGTTTCTGCGATATCCGATCAGAACTCGTATGTACCAGGCCAGGGCTTTGTTTTGACTGATAAGCCATTACTCGTTGTATCAGCAATATACAAACATGTTTGACGTAAGCGCAATCCCACCGGATGCACGCAATAAGAGATCTATAGCGGCTCATCTGGAGATGTATAACCGAACGATGGACACCGTGCGTGTTCACAATGACACCAAGGAGGACTTTGTTATCAATAATGACAAAAGGGTATCAAACGAGAAGTATGTTGTGCCGAGCAAGGACAGAGATATCGGCTTTGGTAGGGGTAACAACGACGTTCCTCGCTTCATTGCAATGAGGTATCTGGACAAGATGGGCAATTTGCTTTTAGCTGATATTATTAAGAAAGACTGGGATGTGAAAAAAACTAAGTTCCGACTTGAGGAAAGGGGCACAATGGAGGAGCGACTTGCCCTGCGAAGCACCGACCCTAAGCTCTGGGATGAAATAACCAAGAAACTCTGGATTGGCGTTGTAAGTCGCTATCAGGAGGCCGTTGCTGAGGAGCCGATTGAGAGGGAGCCAAGTAGGCGCTACTCGACAGCTTCTGAGGAGGCATTGAGCCGTCTTGATATGGTTGACTCTGAGGTTGGAGTTCCCACTGAGACACCGGCGGACATCGATGCAAAGACTAAGTTTATCGAAAGCGTAACATGAACAAACTAGCCACAAAGATAGAGGCTATCTTTAAGTTCCGACTACTTGATAATAAGGATATCCCAACCTACCTACGTCGCATGAGTATGATGGGTAAGTTTGACGAGGTTAAGCGTGGTGAGCTTCTGGTGCTTATACTTGACACCCTTGGAAAGATGGAGGAGGATGAAAAGCAAAGCGTAGCTCTTCAGCCGGCCGTGGAGCTGGATGATCAGTCGCTGGACGATCTTGTTGAGGAGAGCCTTACGGACACAAAGGAGGGGTCATTCCCTTGTCCTGACTGTGATGTGGTTTCTAAAAGCAGGATAGGGCTTTTATCACACGCACGCAAGCATAATAAGTGATATAATAAAGAAATTAGGGACGTTATTTACTCCGCCTTCGAGGGCGGTTTTTTTGTTTATATGAGGATGACTTTTGGGGAGCTTGTCCAGCAGGCTACCGACATATGTATCGATGATCAGTCTGCAACCTACACAGGGATGACTGATTCTCTTACGTTTATAAAACGTGAGATAAATAACACCATATCTGATATCTTCGCGCTAATGAAGGAGTATAGGCTTCAGCCCGCTCCTAAGGTTATCCAGACATCTAGTGGTCAGATTTACTACACGTATCCATCGGGTCTTATGACACCTGAGTCTTTTACTGTAGACATTGGGACAATGACGCCTGATCTTGTCATCATACAGGCACAGGAGGACTGGAACAGACTGCAGAGATTACCTGTTACCTCTGGCTTTCCTACGTCCGTATTCCCACGCCGAGATGATTTCGGCATTTATCCTACACCTTCACAAACATTCGACATTTCAATTACTGGCATGTATCAACCGGCGCGCCTATTTGCTACCGACTACACCGCCGGGGTGGTAACTGTTGAGAGTGGCAGCACTACACTAACTGTTAATGGCGGGGCGTTCAGTGAGGATATGGTTGGTCGCTGGTTCTGTCTCACAGACTCTACAAGCAGCGTTCCTACTGGCCAGTGGTATAGGGTGGCAGGTTACACCTCGACATCTGCTCTTACGCTTTCACGTGCGTATACGGAGGCATCTGGTGAGGGGAAGACATACATTATTGGTGAGTCGCCAGAGATCCCGGAGGAGCTACATCAGTACATCCCTTACCGGGCTGGGTCTATCTATTGGAATGTTCGTCGTATGGACTCTGGTCGCGCCAAGGAGCTTGACAACTTCTTCTTTACGGGCGATATTAACAATCCGAACCGACAGGGTCGTATAACGGGGGGTATTATGGCCTCGATGTATGATATGAAGAATAAGGGCCGGGGCAACTCCAATCTCGTTGAAACTGCTGGGGGCAGTTATGGCAATCTAACTGATACAATTTGGGGCACGACTCTCCATGACAGTACATAAATATGGGAAACAGACTCGGATCACTGCAGGGCCTCGTTGGAGGAATATCACACTCTAAAAAGAGCGGGCCACCTCAAAGCTTCGCTTTTGGCCGGGCTATCGATTTTAGACATGAGCCCACTGAGATTACGGTCAATCCTAAGTCATCCAAGATATCAGGCTCCATTGTGGCTGACCTTCCCATGTGGATGGATACTGCCGGGGACTATCTGTACTCCTACGGTAATGCTGGAAATGTGTATCAGGTAAATGCAAGCGATACGGTCGCTAATGAGTACACCGTACCTTTTTCTGCGGGGAATGGCATGGGGTATCTATCTGAGGACAAGTTTCTTTATCTGGCGGGTAATACGTCGCTTTCACGTCGCTCTGCTGGAGATGAGGCCACGGGCACGTACTTTCCCAACTTCCTGGAGAACGAGGGCGGTGCTCCTACAAACACTAAATCCATCGATTTCGAATCCTCCTCGTCCATGAGCGCTACTCGCGCCGATACAGCCTCGCTCTCGATTACGGGAGATCTTACACTTGAGGCGTTCGTCAGGCCTGAGTCTATGCCTACTGGATCGGGTCAAATGACTATTATGTCTAAGTGGGATGAGTCGGGTGCTAAGCGGTCGTATAAGCTCGGATTTATTCCTACAGCTAACGCATTTGGTGATGGTTCAGACGGCTCACTCACTATCTCTTCTAATTCGACGGAGGCTCCTGTTGACTCTACGTGCACGGGCACGACAGGCACAACAACGCTTTCTGCTACCAACGCATCCTTCGCCGCAGGACAGAGGATACTCATACATCAATCGATAGGTACTGGAGCAGGGACAAACATGGTCAATGACATCGTGTCTTATACAGCCGGGACGATAACTTTGGCGACGGCTCTTAATGCCTCGTACGTGTCTGGTGCTCAGGTGCGGGTGTTGAAGCAGTACACGAATGTAACAATAAACGCTGGGATAACATATACCGCTAAGGCATGGACTGGCACGGTAGGTGGTATTATGGCATTTATTGCAAGTGGGACGGTTACTGTTAACGGTACTATCTCTGGTGTCGGTACGGTTGGGTACAACACGCATGAGTCGTCTGCTGTTCTTAATCAAACAGGTGGGGGATTTAGGGGTGGTTCGGATGAAACGGCAACGGGGACACCGGGAGCGGCAGGTCCATCTCATCAGGGAGAGTCAGCCACGAGCACCGGTAGCTTCTCCAATTCGGCCAATGGGTCCGCAGGCGGTGGAGGTGCTGAGAATGGTTCCGGGCGCGGTGCTGGAGGCGGTGGCGCTGGGCACGCATTGTCGGGGACAGCTGGCCAGTCTGATTCTGGATCCCTTGGCGGAAAAGCCGGGGGGATATCGGGCTCAGCAGATCTTACAACTATGCTTATGGGTGCTGGAGGTGGTGGTGGATGTGGTCCTGGGGGTAACGATGCCGGTACTTACGGAGGCAACGGGGGGGCTGTTATCTTTATATCGGGAGCAACTATAACGGTGGATGCCGGGGGGTACATCACCTC